AGCCATAGCGCGAGCTAGTGCTTTTGTATATCGAGCAGACAATGAGTCGTACAAGTTGTCTTCCATCGCTTCTTCAGTGATAGAGAAACCCATTGCAACGGTCTCATGGTTGTAGCGAGCAGTGTAATGCTCTTGTGCATTGTCGTATGCTAATGAGGAGCCTTCTGCTTTCACAGGGGCTGCTGCAAAACCGGACAACTTGACTTCTTCTTCAAAACTTCTGTCTGAATTTTCTGTCTCGTAAATCTCAGCATGCTCATTTTCATAGTTATCGTATTCCAAGCCGAACAATGCGTTTAGGCCGGGAAGTAGCTCTTTAAGGAGCTGTGCGCGTGAAATAGCCATTAGTTAGCCTCCTTATAAGCCTACGTTGTTGGTCATTTGATGACCGCCGGGGTTAAATTTAACCAACACATCTGGAAATGCGTCTGCTGGATCAGATACATGCTCTACAACTCTAAAACACGCTGCTGCTGTTTGAACAGTCGCGTCTAGTGCTGATGTAGAATTGCCTGTAGCTGTACTACCTGTAGAGGTAGACTGTGCAGCCGCAAAGCCTGTGTTAGCACCGATAATTGTTTGCGCCCCTGTACCGTCAAGCTGTGCTTGAAATAGTACGTTTGGATCGTCAACAACGTAAGCCTTAATCGGCCCACCATTGGCTGTGCCAGTTGGATAGTGCTGTGCAAAAAGCTGTTGGCCTTCTGCGTTTGTGTACTCACAACCAACAAACACACCGATAGCACCGACACCTGAAGTGCCACTAACGGAGTTGGACCCTAAGTCCATGCCTGTTCCGGTTGCGAGTGCAATATACCCATCCGCCCCGATTATGACAACTTGACCGTTATATAGATTGGTCGCCTCGCCAGCGGGATCGATCAGGTATGTATTAGTTGCCCCTGCATAGGGCTGACCATCGGCTCGTCTTACGGGCTTCAGGCCATAGGGAGCTGCTGTAGTAGCCATTGCTCAATCTCCTAACCAAGTTAATACCAAGGAAGCTCCCTAAAAAGGTCACTTCCCAAATGAAGTTCGCGTGGAACGTTCAGGCTGCATCACTGGCATACGTGGGTCGTTCTCTCTCATGAAATTACGGTCCACAGCCTCTTGTGCGTGTTGAGCCTGTTCAAGTTGAACCTGAACACGTTCTTCAGCAATTTCAGCAGGTATACTGCATAATAACAGGCCACCTACCTCAATGTTGTCTTTGAATCGGGAATCGATGTCAGACACAATGTTTAAATCAGAATGGTCTGATGCTTTGACTGGTGTATAGCCTTCACGGAATCGAGTAGAAACGTTAGTATTGTCACTCTGCCCCAAGGTAGATGTGCGAATCCAACGGAAGTGTAATCCATCCCTTGGTTCGGGGGTAGGTAACGCAGATGGTCGTGACCATCCTTTTTTACGTTCTGTCTTTTCTCTAGTTTCTGTAGTGCGTGGAGTTCTATCAGCCATATCAGCTATCCTTCATTAATTGCGCCGCATACTGTTCTGCAGTTAGACCGAGCCGTTTGGCGAGTGCGGCTGCGGTTGGAGTTAACTTCACCTTGCGTGGCTTCTTTGACGTACGAGACGGCGGGGCAACCACGTTACCCGCTTGAGGTTGTGGTGGTGCAGACTCCTCTGCGTCAACCTCAAACTTATTCGGAAACGCTTCCTTCATGGCAGCGTCTATCTCACTATAGTACTGTTCGCTGTTTGGTTCAACACCTTTTGTGACAAGTTCTTCATGTACACCGTACGCAAAGCCTGTCATTCGCTTATCTTGCATGAACCAAGTGTTCTTATCTGCCCAGTCTAAAGCACGTTGTGGCGGCTTCGCGGCTTCGGGCTGTGCCTCCTGTTTCGGTGCTTCTGTTGGTACAGGTTCAGCTTCTTCTCTTTTAGATGGTTTAAAGTTACTTACGCGGTATTGTTCGTTCTGTAATCTTGTAAGTTCTGACTGCGCCTCTAATAACTTATCAGGGTCACCTGCTTCGTACGCTGCTTTGTAATTAGCGTTAGCCTGTGCAATTTGAGCTTCAACCCTACCTTTAGCCTGATCAAGTAATATACTTTCATTATCTTCTAATGATTTGCGAAGTTTTTCATTTTCGTCTTTGACCTTTTCAGCATACTTAACAGCCTCTTCCTGTAGACCCTGTGCATCTTGCCTAGCACGTTCTTCGTCACGATACTGTTTTGTTAACTGGTCGATACGCTTCTGCACACCTGCACTGTATTTATCTATCTCAGAGTCAGAATTATCTGTATCAGATTCAGGCTCTTCTGCCTTTTCTGCAACCTTTGTCTCAACTTCCTGTTTTTCTTCTACAGGAGTTTCTTCAATCTCAACCTCGATCTCAGTAGTCTCTTCTACTTCATTCTCTAGGTTTTCTGCGGTATTTGTACTCATGCTCTTGTATACCCCCTTGGATCATCAACAACACCTTCTACGGTGTCATCATTTATAAGACGGAACTCTTTACCCTGAACTTTGAACCTAGTGCCTGAGTAAGAACGAAAGATTACAAAATCCCCCTCTTTACACCAAGGTCCGTTAGGAAAACGTTCTTTATCAGAATACGCATCTGATCCTGATTTTATAACAAAACCAATAATAGACGCAGTAGACTCATCTTTACGAAGACCGTCAGGCATAAATACTCCACCCTCTGTCTTCTCATCGATCTCTGGAAGTGCTATCAGAAGCCTATATCCCGTAGGTTCTGGTAGCTTTGCGTGAAGGTCATCTTGTACCTTCGTGTTATCGACTTTTACTGTCGCAACCATTTTGCACCCGTTCGCAGTGATTTAAAGGTTCACCGTTACCTTGCGCGGCCTATCCGCGAATATTACGAAGCACCTTATGCTTCAATAAATCTTTTCTCAAGTTCTTTTACATTATTTAATGCAATATCTATACCTTCAAGTTTTCCTATAAGTCTATTATAATCTTCCATGCTTTTTACACCGCCACCAGATATATACTCTGATACCTCATCCCTATATTCATTTAGACGACGCTCTAAAGCGTCAAATACACTAACTTCCACCCTTATCTAGCTCCTTCGCTACGTCTAATCCTATTTTTGTTCCTTCGCGTTTATCTTTACGCTGCTCTTTATCTAGCTCTGTAGCTATTTTAGCTCCAATCTTAGCGCCTTCTACCTTTTGGGTGGTTTTTAATTTAGCCGCTTCTAATTCTAGCTTGGCGAGATCCATCTGCCTCTTATGCTGTGAATCAGCCTCTTTAATAGCCAGTTCACGTTGTTGTATTTGTGTAAGCGGATCTTGCTGCTGTTGTTGCGCTTGCTCTTGTGCGGCTTCTGCTTTGTCTTTCTGTAGCACTTTCTCAGCGGCATCCTTGGCTAGACGAGACAACTGCACTTCTACGTCTTCTGGAAGTGCCTCCTCCTCGTTCGGCATCTCTACACCAAGTTGTTTCTCTATCTCACGTCTGTACTGGAAGGCTACGTGTTCTGTTATATGTGCAGCCATAGCTTGCTGTATAGCTGACGCAAACGGAGATTGTCCTATAATCTGCATGATCTTAGGATCTTGAGCCGCCGCCATATGTACAGCGATGTGTGCTTCGTGATCCTGATACTTGAATGCCTTAATTGGCTCCTGTTTCATTATCATCATGTTTTCTGTAACAGGATCGGCAGGTTTCATATCGTCAGGTAGTTTGACGATCTCATCCGCATTCTGTACGCCTAGAACTTCTAACATTTGGCGATGCAGCTTGCCCATATCGTAAATCTGGGGGGATTGTTGGGCAAGCTGGATCGCCGCCTGATACTGCATCACACGTTGAGACATGGTTGCAGCGTTGGGGTCACTTACAGGTATAACATCCACACGATTATCAAAATCACTCTTACGATCAAAGCTACCTTCAATCTCGTAAGAATATTCTGGTGGCATGTAATCATGTATAATCTTGGCTAGTATTCTTAGCTCATGCTTGAGAGACGCGTGAAGCCTCGCCTGTACACCAGAAAGAACTTTCATGGATCTTTCCATCAAAGCAAGTGTTGTGCCTACAGGAGCGTTAGGATTCATGTCTCCGACCTGCATGTCGGCTACAGAACCTATCCTACGTCCTTCGTCTACAATGTTTCCGAGTAGAGAATAGAGTACGCTCGATGGCTCTTTATAAGGGATAAACGTAATTGAATCGCGTATAGCGCCACCCGGTACGTCCACGTCCCTAAA